GAGCTGCTTTTACTAAGAATGGTACCTTAATATCTGCAACACCATTGGCAGGATTTTGGATAGTTACCTGGAAGAGCGAGTTTCTCGCTCCACCAAGGGTTAACTGACTTCTAATCTCGTTTATATTAAATGCCATGTTTATTCTCCTTTATCCTATTTATTAAAACTGTCCAACGATTTCGGAGAATTCAACACCTGTTCTTACAGCAACAAAGTTCAACTGGATGAAGTTGATTGAACGAGCTGGTTTGATGTAGATATCACCTACAAACTCGTTACGATCAATAATTTCGCCAGTGTTGTTTGTTTCGTCACAGACCACTTTGAAGTCATAGATACCACGACGACCCTGAACATCACGCAAGAATGGCTCAACCAAGTTCTTGAATTGTGCTCTAGTGAATGCATCGTTGAATTCGAACAATGTGAACTTAGCAGCAGTAGCAATCGCTTTTTCTAATACAATGAATAAACGGCGTACGTTGATACGATCAAATGCACTTGGTTTAGCTAACAATGTCTTATCACCAAACAACAATGTACCTTGACCTGGGAATGTAACTACTGGGTTAACACCAGCTTTGTACAATTGGTCGCGTTGTGCTTTGTTTGGATTGAATGGTAGCTTAACAACGTTTTTAATGATACCGCGGTTGAAACCAGCTGGTGACCACCATGGATCTCTTGTATCATCTGTACGTACACACAACCCAGCAACGTCACCATTCAATGGAACATAGCGGTATAGGTCGTTGTATTTGTCGTATTGATATTTGTAACCAGAATCAAGAACACCATATGAAGATGATGTTACATCGTTTCTAAATGTTACCACATCAGCTTCTTCGTCGGAAGCAGCGTTCAGAACAACGTCTGTCTTATCTGGTGATACGAATGCTACACAATCTTTTCTGTATTCTGCAATGTTGTCAATCAAGTAGTTTGCTAGTTGAGCACCGTTTGTACCTCCACGTGCTTTACCTTGCAATACCAATGAGATATCAACATCTTCAGCTGATTTGAACAAGTCATAACCACCTGTCAATACACCGATTGATACGTTTGCTTCATCATCACCATCAGAACCTGCTACAAATGATAGAGACAATGGCTTGTTATTTGCTAATGTTGCTATGCTTGTAGCTGTGTTTGTATAACCAGATGTTCTGTTAGCATTGTAGTAAATGTATTTTGAATTTTGGTTAATAACATCTTTTACATAGTTGCTATTACCATCATCTGTTTTAGCATTTGTTGCACGTGATAGACCTTGGTAAACTTCCAACACTGTTCCTGGAACACCTGTAAATTGACCGTCTTCATCTTCCACAACAACGTGTACTTCATCTTTAGCTGCTGCATTACCGAAGTTAGCAACATAAGATGATGTGCCTGGAGCTGCGTCAACATTGACAGCATATTCCCAATAACGTTTTAAGTAACCAGCTGCAGTCGTTGATACGTTTGCAACGGCTGCGTCACCAAATGTTGATAATGTATATTTCGACTCAACATTGACTGTGAATGATGCTACCGTTGCTGTGTTTGAAACACTACCAATATTCGTAACTTTAGCTAACTGTGTGCCGATTGATGAGTTACCCAACTCTACTAAATCACCCACTGACAACAATTCGCTCAATTCAGTAGCACGCGTAACTGCTTCAGCAATCGTACCTGTACCACTTTGACCAACATGAACTACAAATGTGTTACTGCCGTTTGTAGCAACAACTGTTGTGATTTCACTATTAGAGCTAATATTCGCATTGCCACCTGTCAACGAGGTGTTTGAGAAATATGTATCTGACGTGTCACAAACAGAGATTTTCAATGAGTTGCCTAGCGCACCTGGATATCTTGCGATGTAGCGTACGTTAGTTTCTGATGCAATGTTAGTTGAGACTGTAGTGTCATCAAACACATCATCATTTTTAATTACTAGGTTAGTGTTAGAAGATACAGATCCAACATTTGCAAACGCGTTTAAAGCACCATTTGTGCCTGCTGCGTCTGTTGTGTTTGCTGTTCTTGCAACATATAATTTGTTACCATAAGCTAAAAAGTTAGCAGCGGTAAAAAATGTTTCTGGATTTAGATTAGTTGGTTTGCCGAACTTGTTCACTAAGTCAGCTTCAGAACTAACCAAGATACGTTTGTCTACTGGACCCCAACGGAAAACACCAGCGATAGCACCTTCTGTTGTAGAAACAGCAGGAACAACTGTGGTTAAGTCGATTTCAGTGACATTTACGCCTGGACTTACTTGGAATGGCATTTTGTGTCTCCTTCAAAAAAACTACGTGTATTATTACTGATCTATTTATAAATAACGATTTTTAACTGGCCATCCAGTGATCGAATGACATGCGATCCTCCACCAGTTCTTCCATGTCAACGATTTTAGATTGTTCTTCTACGATAATGCCATCATCAATAATACCGAAAGGAGTTAATTCTTCTTCAATTCTCTTTATATTTTCTTCGTATAAGTTTCTTCTAAAGTTTGTAGTGATCAGCTCTTTAAAATAATTCTGATCTGTCAGCCATGCGAACAAAACGCAACACATCACTAGGTCATCGTTTCCTTCTTCTGCTTCATATGAAGCACCATTAGCTACAAATCTGAATAACTCTTGTATTGTTTCATGATCGTTGATGATGAGTTTATCATTTTCGATCAACGATTTTAAGTTAGAACATCCTAGCTTTTTGACTGTCTTAGTTGTTCTAACCCCTGCATGTGATGTTCCCCTAAACCCTCCGGATACAACAGCCCCATTGAGTGCGGATGTGTAGGAAAATATCAAATTGTCATACTCTAAGTCGTGCTGCAATATATCTGCAACTTGTTGACCTATATCATTTGTTTCTACCAAAACCATGGCATTATTATAGTATTTGGCAACATTCAAAATGACTGATGGATATATTAATGGATCAATCAATTTGTTTCTATAGGAAGCTACGTTTGTGTATGGGAACTCAGTCACATCAAACACTTGCATAGCAGAATAGTCTCCATCTACGCCACGTCCCGTATCAACAGTTACTGCATATGTTCTATTTTCTTGTGGAAAATCATACACTTTCAACGAACCATCAGATTTGATTGCCGGTCGCCAAACCAATGTTCTTAGCTTCGCGCCTGCAATCAATGTTGATGATGACCCTAAAAACTCACATTCAAACTCTTGTCTGAACTGCTCCTCGGACGTGTTCTTGATCGTTTCGAGTTTCCACTTTTCATCTCTTCCAGGAACATCGCTCCAGTGAACATCAACCCTCGTATATGTGTTTCTACCTTCTTCACTATCAGCCCAGATTTTGTAAAAAAGGTTTAAACCATTTGGTGTGGATGTGATGATAACTTTTGTGGTTTCACCAGAAGAAATTGTAGGATATACTGAACTAAAGAATGTTTCTTGGATGTTTGCAGGAACGAAAGCAAACTCATCAAGGTACACAAGATTTTGTGACGTACCACGAATGGCTGATGATGCTGTCGAACTTGCTTGAATCTTCGATCCATTTTCAAGTTCAATACTACCTTTATTCCACTCAATGATCCCTTGCTGTAACCATTTTGGCAAATGTTCGTAAGCAAGTTGAATTCTGGATAGGATTTCAATGGCTTGCTTTTCTTTATGTGCTAAAATAGCTACGGAATAGTTATCGTTGAATAGAACTCGGTGCACTATGATACCAACTAACGTCGTTGTTTTACCAACTTGTCGTGGCATCTTACAAATCACAAAGCGGTCTGAGTCAGACTTTCTTATGATTTCTTTTTGAAATTCATATGGTTCGAATGGAATAAGGCCTCGATCCACATGAACAATTTTGATATATTTTTCAATAAAGTAGACTGGATCCTTAGCACACTTGATGTACTCTTGGATCTGTTCTTTAGTCCACTCTAAATCGACATAACTTCTTTTTAAATTCCTATTGCCGAGATAGGTATCTTTATTGTTCTGCTGTGCCATCTTTTTGCGATTTCAGAAACTTTTGAAGCTCTGCTGTGCTACCAACGAAGAGGTTGTTATTGATCGTTTTTGGATTATCGGTTACACCGTCCATACGATTTAACTCCTTCTTTTGTTTAGACAAGTCTAACAAACTTTTGTTTGCATCAGCCATTACTTTAATAAGATCGGTTACGACCTCATACGCTCTTGGTTGCTGAGACTGGCCAGCAATATCCAAAAGCCCATCAAGTGCTTCATTTCCTTTTTCAATAATATTAATCATATTGCCACGAGCATACTCAAAATCTTTTTCTTGGTGCTCGGGGATCTCAGGTGCATCAGCTTGCACAATTCTCAAACTAGGCATTGCTGCAATTCCTAGCGTCTTGCTTATTTTATCAGTCATTTGAAACGTTCACCGTCCTAACAATATACGCCCAGTCATCATCTTCTTCAATTAGTGTATAATTTATTGTTTCATTAATATCTGTTGTTGGCATTCCATTTGCCATCAACCCTGGTTGAATTGTAACGCGTTCTTCCGTTGGAGCAGTTGTTAATGTGTCTGTGTGGAAATTGATATTTGCCAACTTAATAATACCGGATTTTGTAACAGGACCAAACAAGTACCCTCTCAAAGTGAAGTCAATCGTCCATGTCAATACGCGTCTATCCTCAAAATCACCTTCATACTCATCTGTTGAAGTGACATTATTGATCACTATAGGTATATCTAGCTTGACGTCTAAATCGGGAATAATATTAACGGTCGTTGTCCAATCAGGAGTGAAATATGGTAAAATTTGCTCGAGGATCATTGTACCATCCTCTGCATTCTTGACCATAATGTTCAATTGGAAGTCAATATCGTATGGAACAGGATTGTAAACGTACTTTAATGTATTTTCATCTGTCGTTACCTTTTTAACATACCCTCTTGTTATAGTAGGCAACTTTCTTGCTGGGTCATAACGCATGTTAGTCATTTCGAATGACATGCGTGGTAACAACACTGCATATGGTCTTGTAAGAGTAGGATCTGCCTCAACTCTAGCCATTGTTTTTTGTTTTGGACCATATGCAATTGGAATACGATATGTCGATACGGTATTTGCAGATGTGTCAGTTCTATTAATGTAGACATCGTTGAATAATGTACCAAACAAGGTTACATATTTTCTTAGCGTTCTATGATAGTACGTCTGACCAAACATTAAAATACTCCATTTTCACTGAACGGGTCACGCTCTGAAAAGTCTATAAAGTTATCACTTTCGTCTTGGATCTCATCATTGTCAGCAACTGGGTCGACTGTGTTTATATCGTAATTTTCATTTACCAAGATATACCCATCTTCATCTGTTAGAGCATATGGATCAATATCTTCCGTTTGTAGTTTGTATTGTGCTGAATCAGTTGAACTGTCTACATACAATAAATCAAGCTCTTCGATACCTGTCGTGAATTTTTCCCCACCATACTCAAACAATTCACACGTAACATCCCAGAATTGTAACGATCCTAGCTGATAGAATACCGACTCATGTTCCACAAATTTGACTTCAAAACATTTGTTGTTGAGTGGGAAGTAGATGAGATCCCCCTCCAACGGCCTAACAAGACCGTGAATGCTACCAACCTCATCAGCAAACGTTCTTCTAGCAACTGCAAATGTGATTTGATCTCTAATTTCAAGATTAAATTTAGATAGGAAGTCGCCATCACCTTTGAATCCATCAACATTTTTAACATACATCTCAACCATGTATTGGTTTTTAAATTCTGAAACAGGTGCCTCAGCATATATTCCATCATAGTTAATTTTTGTTCTCGGTAGATAATAAACGTCTAACCCATAGACCTTGATGGATTCAATCACCAAGTTTTCAATGAGTAGTTGCTCTTGACTACTTGTAAAATTGTTGAAGTAAAAGTTGGTAGCCACGATTATCCTATCATATCTGCGACTGGCAAGCTGTAGCTATTGATCATCTCTGCTTCAAGTTTATCAATTTCACCCTTAGCATCATCCAAAATCTTTTCCCCGTTAAACTGCACCCCACCTGGCAATTGGAGTCCTGTAAACTTGGTTAAGTTGGTTCCCCATTGGTACTTGATCTTTGCAGTGCAATATTCTTTCAACCATCTATCGCCCCAAGCATCTGTATACGTTTCTGGATTGATGACTTCGTATGCTTCAACAAGAATATACTCACCAGTGGCATACTTATTCCAATCCATATCAAGATATAGTTTGTTAGTGTGACGATTGTATCTTATTGGCTGTTGGCCAACTAACAACTCCTGAATAAGTGCCAAATGCTGCATCACCATATAATATGGAATCATTGATACAGATGTTAGTGTATACAGGTCATTTAAAGCAATCTGATATCGAATGTTAAACATGTCACTTGTGCTCATCGATGGATCACCAACAGGAAACACCCTCACTGCTCCAATAATGTTTTCGGGGAGTGTGATATATTTGTTAGTTTTATCAGTATCTGTTACCTGATGTTTATAGTAGATTTTTTCTGATCCGTCAAAATGGTAATCGTAGTAGTATTTTAACGATTCATCAATACGGTCTTCAACTTGATCATCATCAACGTTGATTTCAAGCACTGGCTTGCCTAGTTTGCGAAGGCAGTACTCTTTAAATTCTGTTCTTGTAGATGGAACGGCCATAGTCACCCCTTTTAGTCTGTAACTTTATTTATGTTATGTTAAAACTAAAAAACTCGTTCCCAATCAAATGTTAATGTAGGTTTATTTGGGTCTGGTTTTATTTTACGCAATTCTACTAAATCTTTCAACTGCTGTGTGTATGGAAGACCAAATGGGACCCCGTTTTGCTTTGCCTTATCCAGTTCTTCTTTCAATGTCCCGGACGGTGGTCTTATATGCATAAGATTGATATCATCAAGTGTCTTTTGAGGACCGTAGTGAAGCATCTGAAACATGAAATCTCTATCACCCTCACGAACACCCCTCAACTCCTCATCATATCCACCAGCACTAAAAAACATTTTTTTATTAACAAGATAGTCGTTTATTGATTGGTGAACATTGAGACCGAGACGGTTTACATGGACAACAAACTTGTAAAGAGCTGTTTCGTCTAGCTGCTTAGTAGAAATTTTTGACAGATCTCTACCACCATTGCCAAATTGCCGATCAACATCTATAAGCACAACCCAATCGTGCAGTGCTTCTTTCATAATCAAGTTCCTACATCCATGAGAATTGAACCCATAGTCTTTCTTAACGCGGTACAATTTTATTTTAGGATCTTCATGTAATACAGTAAACGCTTTGTATTTCTGCGATCCATCATCAACAACAATCAACTCATCACAATGAGGTAGATGGGCATCTACAAATTTTTCTAGATATTCTGGATTCTCATAATATGTTGTTCCGAGAGTTAGCTTCATTTGCGATACTCTTCAAGCGAAAAGTTCGTACCTTTCATCTTATGCTGTGCAACCATGTTGCTATTCGTCCAAACGAGAACTTCTGGGTCATCATATAAAAAGTCACAGTCTTTGCAATATGGAATTTCATCAAATCTTTTCTCAGCATGCATTTGTCTGAGCCATCGATACTGTTCACCGTTCCAAACATCTTCTAGTTTTGTGTCATCAAGATTACCTAACACAGCCTCACTATCTCTACCAAGAGGTTGACAGCATGGTGCAACAGATAGTTTGTGTCCTTCATTACCACCAGCACGAACTGTCAAGTCAGGTGCAAAAGGTCGACCACATGTTCTACGATCTCCCTTACGTTTGAACTTAACCTCATACACACCAGACCAATTGTGCATCTTCCATATTTCTGCCTGACTGCCAACAATCTCAATCCAGTTTGATCTATACTGATTGATTTCATGTTGTATTTGATTGTTGTCAGTTATGAGGTGGTATGATGCAACGATGCAGTCTTTATTGTGCTCTTTAATATATCGCTGCATAGCAATTGCGTTGTGTCTTACTTCATCCATTGCATCTATGGCCATCCACTTGGCATAGGTTTCTCGGTTATAACCTATCACCGAATACCTCATCAATGCTAATCCAGCATCTACACAATCCTTCATGAAGTCACCTTTCATCAAATACCCATTTGAAAACATGAAAGGTCTTGCATTATATTTTCTTACTATTTCAATATATCTTGGCAGATCCTTGTTGAGTGTTGGTTCGCCCGATCCTTCAAGATTTACAACATTGAGACCATACTCAGCACACTGCGCAACCACGTCTTCAAAGTTGGATAGGCTCATCTTTTTTAGGAACTGCTGTTCGCGACCAGTGGTCTGAGGACACATCCCACACTTGTAGTTGCACCCTCCATTAACCTCAACAACTGCTCTATCGATTTTTATAGGTATACTATAATCCATATCTCACCAATAATAATAAAGTTTATCCGACACCATAATATGTCCTTGATATGTGATTCGTTTACCTCCTTGAGATAGATCCACATATCCTATTTTATGTGGTACGCTACCATTCCACATATACATACTTCTCTCACTATACTTATAATTTACGTGAGTAGATTGATTATCATAATCTAACGAGTCACCAACCTCTGTTGTGCTTATTACCACAACAAACGAATATACTTCAGCGGCTGGTTTATATTTGAATACATCTGTATCAACATGATATCTGTCAATATTGAAGAAGTTGTCATAGCCTGGCCCATCTTTAAAAATATGAAAGCCTGGAAAGGATGTTCCTTCAAGATGCTCTATCTCCATACCAAATTCACAAGAAATTGTTTCAACACATTTGTGAAGTAGAAACAAATCTTTTAGATCTTCACTACCACTTCTACATTCTTCATACTCTGTTTTTGTGGTTGTTGGGTAAACAGGTGAACCGTAGAAAAAAAGTGGCACTTTAGTGCCTTGTCTATACATCTCATATTTCGAAACATGATGATACATGTTTTCACGATCCTCAACAAATTTGAGTATCTGTGACTGTTCGTCTTCTGTTATAAAGTTTTTATATTCGGTAACAATCACGGAGTCTGTATATCATCAATAATATCATTCCACATGTCGTGGTGATTCATAACAAAGGAGATTGTCAGTCTTGGTGACTCAGTATATGCAGAGTGCCAAAATAATTTGTCACGTTCAGTATCCTGCCTACCATAATACCCTACCTTTGCGGACCACCCAGGGGTATCTTCCATAGTCACTATCTGTTTTGTTTTTAAATCATAATACTTGAACCAACCATTGCCATCTGGATTATATGTCAGAAGTAAGTTATAACCTGGCGCATTACCGTTATGATGCCAACCAATGTATCCCTTTGATGGGTAGTATGCTGAAAGTGCGTGATATCCTACGCCAAGAACTTCTTGTATTTCTTTTATATGGGCCCATATCTGGTCAAATATTTTTTGATTTGGCAGCTGAACAAGTTCGATACCATTCAGGGATAGTGGAAACCCATAATCTTTTACTGGTTTTTTCAATGCTTCAGCTAGGTACTCTTCTTCCCATCCAGCATACTGCGGTATGTTTGAATCTTCTCGCAGCTTAATATAGTCTTCTATAATTTTTCGTCTTTCTGGTTGAAAAACGAAATCAGTTGTTTTTTGGAGGGCAGCAATTAATTTCTTGTTTGCTAAAGTAAGTCTTTTCATCGTTGTAAAACCTTTTTCTGTATATCTCACTTGCTTTTGCAGCATCTCTACTATACTGAACTATGCAAGGTTCATGACCTCGCAACTCTTCCTGTAAGTAATTACAACAAAAGTTATACTTAACATTTACTTCTTTTATTTTTAAATCTTTGAATCTATCAAACTCGGGATGATTCGTTATTTTCCACAGTGTGAACATGTCCCACTGCTTTTGCGCATCATTATAATCTGGATAGGGCCATGGCTCACTCTGCTGTTTAAGGTATTCGTTGTACCATGTACTTACAAAATCGTGGGTAAGGTCATTCTTTACAAACCCACACATCCCACCTTGCCAGTATAGACGTTTCGTCATTGCTTTGTCAACATAAATCCATTTTATATTGCCAGCACTATAGATTGGAGTGCGCGTAAAGAACATATCACAATCATCCAACTCCTGATGAATGATTTTAATATCTTCACTCCACACTTCAGTATCTGCATCTATATAAACCGTTCGTTCATATGGTGAATGTGACATTCCCCACATCTTTGCTCTCATATGGATTGGAATATCTGTTACGACATTGTCAAATATCTTTTCTTTTCCATCAAGAAATTTTTCATGGGTGAATAATGTAACGTGAGCATCAGGATAAAAGTCCTTTAACGTCTCACACGAATGTACAGCCATGTTATAATAAAACTTATGGACTGATGCAATATAAATGAACCCATCTTTCGCTAATATGTTACTCATCTGTTGGTGTATCTGTCGTTTCCTGAATCGTATCTTTATCAAAAAATGTATGTGTTTCAGCTGGAGTACTGATTTGTTCACCACTAAGCAAACTGATAGTATCCTCTAAATTCAACTTATTGTCAACAATATAGGTTATGAGTGCTGCCGTGATGTATGAGTTTATTAGTTGCTCGTTCTTTGCTTTACGAATTGCCGTTCTAAGAGATCTACTATTAATCAACTCAACAATAGGGTTTTCAAATGCTTGAGCTTTCTTTTCTAACAAAGCTGTCATCTTAGCACGCTCTATATC